AATTTTATTCGCTATACATATCGCGAAGAGATGGTAATGGATGCGGTAGAAAACTGTTTAAAAGCAATTACTAATTATAATATTGACGCAGCAACTCGTACTGGTAATCCTAATGCATTTGCATACTTTACACAAATATGTTACTTTGCATTCTTACGTAGGCTTGCAAAGGAGAAAAAACAACAAGACATTAAATTTAAGTATATTGAAAAAGCTGGTATTGAAGATTTTATCGCGGGCTCTGATGTCGACGGTCATATTGATTCTACCACAAGGGCCTTTGTTGATCAGTTAAGAGACCGTATCTCTGTAGTGCGTACTAATGATACGACAATAAAGGAATTTGCAAAAGAAGAAAAGAAGAAAGATAAGGTCCGCAAAGCTGAAGGCCTTGAACTTTTCATGGGAAACTAAACTAAATGAAAATAGCAGTCTTGAATGATACCCATGCTGGTGTCAGAAATAGCTCAGACATATTTCTTAATTACCAAAAGAAATTCTACGAAGAACAGTTCTTTCCATATTTGAAAGAACATGGTATTACACAGATCTTGCATCTGGGTGATTACTACGATCACAGGAAGTTTATCAACTTCAAAGCTCAAAATGAAAATAGGAAGATGTTCCTTGAACCTATGAGAGATCTGGGTATTACTATGGATATTATTCCAGGCAATCATGATGTATTCTATAAGAATACTAATGATCTTTGCTCATTGAAAGAGTTACTTGGTTACTACACAACTAATGTTAACATAATTATGAAGCCTACTGTTGTAGACTATGATGGTTTACGTATTGCATGTATTCCATGGATTAATAATGAAAACTATGATGCTACTATGAAGTATCTATCTAAAGTAGATGCTGACTGGGTAGGATCACATTTAGAGCTTGAAGGCTTTGAAATGATGAGAGGCGTAACTAATACACACGGTATGAGTAAAAATACGTTTAAACGATTTGAATGTGTTATGTCAGGTCATTTCCATACTAAATCAGCACAAGACAATATACATTACCTAGGCTCACAATTCGAGTTTACTTGGGCTGATGCTGCAGATCCTAAGTACTTTCATATTATCGATACTGAAGATAGATCACTTACACCCATTAGAGTTAATCAAACTTTATTCAAAAAAGTCCTTTACAACGATGACAAAATAGATTATAATAACTATAATTGTAATGAACTAATAAATAAGTTTGTAAAGGTAGTTGTTGTGAACAAAGCAGATCATTTTATGTTTGATAGGTTTATTGATCGTATTCAGCAAATAGATCATCATGATTTAAAGATTGCAGAAACCTTTGATGAGTATCTTGGTGAAAACGTAGTTGATGAAGGTATCTCAGTTGAGGATACTACTGAGCTATTAGATTCTTACGTAGAAGCAGTTGAAACTGAATTAGATAAAGAAAGAATGAAAGCTTTAATGAGAGGCTTATATGTTGAAGCTCAAAATAGTGAGGTTTTATGATTAGGTTTAAGTCAGTAAATTGGAAGAACTTTCTTTCAACAGGTAATAATGTAACACAGATAGATTTATCTAGATCGCCTTCCACTTTAGTGGTTGGTCAGAATGGCGCTGGTAAGAGTACTTTACTTGATGCGCTTTCCTTTGGATTATTTGGTAAGCCTCACCGAGCGATCTCTAAAAATCAACTAGTCAATACTATAAACAAGAAGCATACTATTGTTGAAGTTGAATTTGAAGTTGGTTCACATAAGTTTAAGATTGTTCGTGGTATTAATCCAGGGAAGTTTGAAATATGGCAAAACGGTAATATGATTAATCAGTCATCTACCGCTAGGGATTATCAAAAGTTCCTTGAGACTAACATATTGAAATTAAACCATAAATCATTCCACCAAATTGTAGTGCTAGGTTCTTCATCATTCATACCATTTATGCAACTAAATCAAGGTAATCGCAGAGATGTAATTGAAGACCTATTAGACATCCAAGTATTCTCTAAGATGAATAGTATCCTTAAAGATAAGATCTCTAAGAATAAAGAAGAGATCAATGATGCTAATTACCGTCTTGAATTAGCTAAAGAGAAGATTACTATGCAAAGGAAGTATATAAGGGATATTACTGAGATTAATGAAGCATCCATTGCCGAGAAAGGGAGTCTGGTCATCAAGAACAGAGATGAATGGGTATCTTTACAATCAATGAATACAGAGTCACTCAGAGTGATTGAGGAAAAAGAAGGTCCTCTAACCCTTAGTCTATCAACCTTTCATGACAAAAAACAGTCCCTTTTAGGCTATTCTGGGCAGTTTCGACAGCAAATACAGGGCGTAGTTAAGGAAGCAAAGTTCTATGAGGACAACGAAGAGTGCCCTACATGCAACCAGACCATAGAAGAAGAGTTAAGGCAAAATAAGCTTAAAACTGCTCAAAGTAAGGCAAAAGAACTACAAGATGCAATGGATAAGATATCGGTAGAAGGTGCAGATGTAGAAGCTTCTATTGAAGAAATTAATAATGAGATGGCTAAAATACGTGAATTGAATTCTAGTATTTCTGCTAACAATATGGCTATCAATAGATTACAAAAAGAGATCTCTGCATTAGAAACAGATATAAATAAACTTACCGGAAGCGAAGGCGATCTAGGTCAAGCAAATAAAGACTTGGCTGAAGTCATATCTGAACGTGATACTCTTGGTGAACTTAAACTTAGACTTATGGAAGAGAAGAGTTATTCAGATGCTGCCGGTGAAATGCTAAAAGATACTGGTATCAAAACAAAAGTAATTAAACAGTATCTTCCAGTCATGAACAAGTTGGTTAATCAATACCTTCAAGTTCTTGACTTCTTTGTTTCGTTTAATCTCGATGAAAACTTCAACGAGGTGATCAAGTCAAGACATCGTGATGCATTTAACTATGCGTCATTTTCTGAAGGTGAAAAGCAACGTATCGATTTATCATTGCTATTTACTTGGAGGCAAATTGCAAAGATGAAAAACTCTACTTCTACGAATCTTTTGATACTAGATGAGACTTTTGATTCTTCGTTAGATCATGATGGTATTGACAATTTGATGAAGATACTTGGAACATTGGAAGATGATAGTAATGTATTTGTGATATCACATAAAGGTGATTTGCTGGACGGTAAGTTCAGATCCAAGATCGAATTCGTTAAAGAACATAACTTTTCAAAGGTAGCGTAATGCAAGTAAAATTAGTAAGTCATTCAGTTCCAACCGAAGAATATCGTATTCAAGGAGTTGAAGACACACAAGACCTAGTAGCATACACAGCACGTGTATCTAATCCAGGCAATCAAACTAATAAACAGACAGCTGATAAGCTTATCAAGTATCTAATGAAAAACGATCATTGGTCTCCACTTGAAATGGCAAGTGCTTGTTTAGAAATCACAACAACCCGTGATATTGCAAGACAAATTCTAAGACACCGGTCATTCTCTTTTCAAGAGTTTTCACAACGGTATGCTAACCCAGATAAAGAACTGGCAGGAGCATTTGTAACTCGTGAAGCACGATTGCAAGATCCTAAGAATAGACAGAATTCAATTGAGATTGAAAGTGATCCTAATATTCAGTTGAATACCAAACAACAAGAATTAATTACTAACTGGCAAAGACGTCAGCACTCAGTAACTAATGCAGCAAAAGTTGCTTATGAATGGGCTATTGAAAATGGTATCGCTAAAGAGCAAGCAAGAGCAGTGTTACCCGAAGGTATGACTGTTTCTCGTATGTATATGAATGGTACCCTTAGATCATGGGCTCATTTCATTAGCCTACGATCAGGAAATGGAACACAAAAAGAATGCATGGAAGTAGCAAAGGCGTCAGCAAAAGCACTAGAGCCGATATTCCCAATGATAACAGACTTCGTGAAGTAACATATACTCAAAGGGACTGGGATCGAACTGTCGGTTGGGGACCAGTCCCTGAAAAATATAAATTGAAAAAAAATGCAAAAAAGTGAAAATAATCCTTTACATTCAGTGAAAACTGTGATAGAATATACATAATGGAAAATTAAATGTTTTCCGTTAATTTGGAAGGAGATTAATGATGATTGTAAATAACTCAAAATCGATACTAGCTAAACTCTTGGCTAAAGAAAACATTAATATAGTTCATGGCAACTATAGAACTGCTTTCTTCGATGTTGAAAAGCGTACACTAGGTTTACCCCTATGGACTAACCTTGAGGATGTATATGACCTGTTGGTCGGACATGAAGTTGGCCACGCTTTAGAAACACCACCTGAAGGTTGGCACGATGCAGAGGTAGAAATACCTGGCTGCCCTCGTAGCTATCTAAATGTTGTGGAAGATGTTCGAATTGAAAAGTTAATACAACGTCGTTATCCGGGCTTGGTGTCATGCTTTAAGCGTGGCTATCAAAAATTATATGATGATGATTTCTTTGGTGTTAATCAAATACCAGAGTTAACTCCTGATTATGTAAACTTGATTGATAGGATTAATCTAAAAGCTAAACTACGTGAACTAATCACAGTTAAATTTTCAGCTGATGAAAGGGATCTAGTTAATGAAGTCTTTGCAGTGGAAACTTGGGAAGACGTGATTGAGGCTTGTAAAAAGCTTTACGCACATGCGTTAGAAAATTCATCAACTCGGTCTTCTTCCATCTCTAATAAGCAGGAGAATATAAGTAATGAAGAAGGTATGGAACAACCTAACACGCCGTCTGAGGCTGATGGTACTGAACCTAGAAGCATGGATGATAGTGAAGAAGGTACAGCTAAAAGTCAGAAAAGCGCAGAAGCTGAAACTGAAGAAGATGAAGAAGAAAATGAAGACGACTTAATTGAAAGTGGTGGTAGAGACTACGATCAACATGAATCTCAGACTGATAAAGCATTCCGTGAAAATGAGCATAAGCTATTAAATCAGGATGAAGAAGGTCGAATGGTAGATGTATGCAATGGTTTTACTAAAGCACAACTTGATGATATGATTGTAAGTTACAAAGAAGTTGAAGCTTCTAGAGATGAGTTGGAAGCTGGCCATGATCATATGCCTTGGAATAACCATTTCAGCAAGAAAAAAGTACCTGAGTTAGATCAAGCATACAATGACTTTATAAATGAAAATAAAAAAGTTGTTCAGATTATGGCTAAAGAATTTGAAATGCGTAAAGCAGCTTGGAGAAGCTCAAGGGCACAGACAGCTAGGTCTGGTTCGTTAGATGTCAATAAGCTATATGCTTACAAATATACTGATGATATCTTTAAACGTATGACAAATCTTCCAGATGCTAAGAACCATGGTATGTTTATGTTGGTTGATTATTCTGGATCTATGCAAGATTGCCTTAGCTCAGTCATAAAGCAAATAGTAGTTCTTTCTATGTTTTGCCGTAAAGTAAATATTCCATATGAAGTTATGGGATTTACTACAAGGGGTGCACCCAGGGGTGGTGTTCCTGGTTTACAAGAAAGTATACCTTATGGACATGTTGATCATACTGATGTTAGGCTTTTCACAGTCGCATCTTCTTCGCTAAGTAAAGCTGATCAAGACAAGTGCATTAGACAGCTGTTTAATAATTCTTATAGATTAGAACATAGATGCTGGCCTACTCAAGCAAAAGCTGAAGAGTTGGGTGGTACTCCATTAGATGAAGCTTTAATTGCTATACCTAGTTTGATAGAAAAGTTTACTAAAAAATACAATATTCAAAAGACTAATTTTGTTCTTCTTACTGATGGTGCTGGTAGTAGGCTTTACGTTAAACGTCATGAAAAAGAAATGAAAATGACTAACTGCTCTGGATATGCTATTAATGTATTAGGTAACATAGTAAAGTCTAGTACACATACTAGGCTGACTACTGCATTGCTTAATAATCTTAAAAAGCATTATTGTTCATCTATAACAGGATATTTCTTAGCAAATGCTAGGCATGATTTTAATTATGCTTTAACAACTGCTAATACTAAAATTTCATGGGATGATACTAATAAAGCACGTAGACAGTTTATGAAAGACAAGTACTTTGCAATGGATAATGTACTAGGTTATGACAGATACTTTATACTTCGTAATGATCATAAGTCATTGGATACTACAACAGAAGATTTTGAAATACGTGATAATGCTAAGAAAGGTGAGATAGCTCGAGCATTTAAGAAATACACCGGATCTAAGAAAGCAAATAGAACATTGGCTGTTAAGTTTGCCGAGACGGTCGCATAGCTCAGCTGGATAGAGCGCTGGTCTACGAAACCAGAGGCCGGGAGTTCGAATCTCTCTGCGACCACCAAAATAAAATGAAAAAAAGTGAAAATAATCCTTTACATTTGCTGAAAAGTATGATATAATATACTTATAAAATGGAAAATTGATGGAGACTATATATTATGAAAAAAGAACTTACATTCTCACAAAGAGCTTTGCTCGAAAAGGTTGCTGCAACTTATCCCTCAAGGGTTGAGTTTCGTAAACCTGAACTTAAGATCATAGCTGATCAAATAGGTATTGCACATAAAGATGTAGACCGGATTTTTAATCTTGGTTCTAAGATCAAGTATGGTGTGTACAACTTACAAGCTCAGATCTTACCTTTTCAAAATAAACCTACTACTCAGGAGAAATCACAAGTGCCAACTAACGTTCAATCAATTATGAACGATGAGATTTTTGTGCCAGAAGTAGATAAGTATTTTGTTCAATGGGGCCATTTTAGCGATGTCAAAGCTATTATTGCTTCTAATCTATTCTACCCAACATATGTCACTGGTCTTTCTGGTAACGGTAAAACTACAATGATTGAGCAAGCCTGTGCTAAAGCAGGTAAGCATTATATCAGAGTTCAAATTACTCCTGAGACTGATGAAGATGATTTGATTGGTGGATTCCGTTTAGTTGGTGGTGAAACTGTATTTGCTGAAGGCCCAGTTATTAAAGCTATGAAACAAGGTGCATTACTTTTAATTGATGAACTTGATCGTGGTTCTAATAAGATTATGTGTCTTCAAGGTGTACTTGAAGGTAAGCCAGTTATGATTAAAAAGACTGGTGAAGTTGTAACACCTAAGAAAGGTTTTAATGTTATGGCTACTGCAAATACTAAAGGTAAAGGATCAGAAGATGGTAGGTTCATAGCAGCTAATATCATTGATGAAGCTTTCCTTGAAAGGTTTACAATCACAATGGAACAACCTTATCCTACATCAGGTACTGAGAAACGTATTGTAATGAAACATATGGATAAGTTTGGTAAGAAAGACGAACAATTTGCTGACTTACTTACTATTTGGTCTGAAACAATTCGTAAAACATATGAAGATGGTGGAGTAGATGATCTAGTATCTACAAGACGTCTTTGCCATATTGTTCAAACATACTCTATCTTTAATGATAGAAATAAAGCAATTGAACTATGTGTTAATAGATTTGATCAAGATACTAAAGAAGCATTTATTGATCTTTATCAAAAGGTGGATGGTACAACATCTGAAACAGAAATAAGCGAAGGTGATACTATTAGTATTGACGACATATTGGAGGACATAGAATAATGGCAGAGTATAAATTTAACGAAGGCACACTTATCAAACAATTAAAAGAGTATATTGATGATACTTACAATGGTCACTACTCTAAAAACAAATTTCAATCAACTGAGTTTATTATTGATTGTGGTCATGGTATGGGTTTCTCTTTAGGTAATGTTCTAAAGTATACTCAGCGCTATGGTAAGAAAGACGGCGCAAATCGTAAAGACATTATGAAGATCTTACACTATGCGCTTATTGCTTTGCATCAACATGACGAAGATCATAAAGAAGATCCTTATGAAAAAGGTCAGGCTGAATGCACTTTTGGGGTTTACAATTCGCCTCAAATGGTATATAATACTAATTACAATATGAAAATCAATGGAGATACTAAATAATGAAACTATCTAATGAAACCCGTGATGTGTTGAAAAACTTCGCATCAATCAATTCAAATATCGTATTCAACGGTGGAAATGAAATTAAGACTATGAGCGAGGCAAAAAATATTATGTCTACTGCCACAGTTGCTGAAACTTTCCCCGACAATCTATTAGGTATTTATGACCTAAACGAGTTCCTCGGAGTCCTAGGCATGTTTGATGACCCTGAGTTGCAGTTCTCACCTGATTATAATTCTGTCAAAATTGTGCAGGATCGTAAATCAGTTAATTACTATTTCTCAGATCCTTCCATTTTAACATCTCCATCAAAGGTCATCACTATGCCTGACCCCGAGGTTACACTTACGCTGACTGCCGATAATATCTCCCAAATGAGAAAGGCAGCCTCAGCTCTTGGAGTTAGTGATGTAGTCATTACTGCTAATCCAGGCGATGCACACATCACCATTCGAGTGACTGATGTGGAAGATGCTACAGCCAACAATTTTGAGCTGACAGTCGATGGACCCCAAGCGAGTGTCCCATATCGATTCATCTTTAATATTGCTAACTTCAAGATTATTCAAGGCGACTATAATGTTCGCATCTCGTCTAAGCTAATCTCTAGTTGGACTAACGAAAACACAGCGGTAGAATACTTTATCGCTTTAGAAAAAGCTTCTAACTATGGAGGGTAATATGCCAGAAGCACCGCAACTAAACATTGGCGATTTAATGTCAATTATAAAGATTATCGATGCATGCTCAGAGCGAGGAGCATTCAAAGGTAATGAAATGGGATCAGTAGGTGCAGTCCGAGATAGGATTGCTGCATTTGCTGAAGCGAATCAACCAGTGGAAGAACCACAGGAGAATGATAATGAAGACCTTGGTGATACTGACGACGGGATTGCTCCTATCGACACAGACGTTAGCAACAACTAACTGTAAGTATAGCCATCAAGTAGGTAGAAACTTTACGCATAAGATTGAGTCAATGACCAATTATCAGCGTAAGGTTTTTCCTTATGTAGAAGATACAAGAGCTTGTATTGTTTCAATGAATGTAACAATTGAAGGTATTGAATACCATACTAAAGGAAAATTCGTATTTGGTCCTGATCAAACTGAAACAAATGCTTGTATGCATGCTGAAGTAAGGGCTAAAGAGAATATCATTAAACAAGTTTCGCCTGAAATACTAACCGCCAACACAGCAATGGATTGTAAACCAAAAGAAACAGTAGTAAGTGAATATGTTCACCCAGCAAATGCTGATATTACTACGCATCCTGACTTTATGAAAGGTTGGGCAAAACCAGTTCCACAAAAGTCGAATAATGTATTCAACTTTGGAAACATGACTAGTAGCATTGGGTTACTAGTGACTATATTGAAGTAACTTTATTATGGAGAGAAACGTGAAAACATACTTCTTAACTCTACCACTTGCGGCATTAGCTTTAAGCGCATGTAGTAGTCAAGGCAAAATCACTCAAGCTGTTGTCATTGAAGAACAGCGTGAGTTAGTTGAAAAGCAAATTGAAAGAATGCCAAAATGGTTTACTAAAATTCCTGTAAAAGATGAAAGTATTTTTGCAGTAGGTACTGCCGTAACTCCTGATTTACAGTTAAGTTATGACATTGCAGTACTTAATGCTAAGACTACACTAGCTGATAGGATTAATGGTAAAGTAAGATCTCAAACAAAAAACTTTATTGCTAAAGTTGGATCAACTGATTTAGATGTAGCAACTCTAAATGAAGTTGAAAAGGTCACTAAGAATATTATTGCTGATGTAGATGTTGCAGGTTATGCAGTATCTGAAGCTGAAGTATTCCCTGATGGTACTCAATATCGTGCTTTTGTTCTACTAGAATATAATGATCTTGAAGCAAATAAGATTATTGTAAATAGACTAAGAAAAGATCGTTTGCTTTATTCTAAACTAAGATCAAATAAAGCATTTCAAGAATTAGATAAGGCTGTAGATGATATCAAGATTGAAGAGTCTAATGAGTCTGAAATTAACTTAAAGCTTGAGGAGCTAGTTCCAAATGACAATATGGGCTAAAAGGATTTTAGCTGGAGCCATAATCAGTATTACCGGTTGTGCTCCAGTCACTGCTCACGAACTTCCAGAAGATTGTGGTACATGCTATTCAGATAGTTTGCCAGAATACTGTAAACCAAAAAGCCATGATAAGGAATGGATGCAATTAGATGAAAAAATTACTATAATATTAAATGGAAAAGAATTCACTTTTGGGTTTACAAAGCCCGAGTAATGTGATATAATATACTTATATAATGATGAGGAATGTGAAATGAGTGTTGAATTTTTATGGGTTGAAAAGTATCGCCCACAAACAATAAGTGAATGTGTTCTTACCGACGAAATGAAGAACACATTCCAAGCGATCCTGGATACAGGTGAGCTTCCTAACATGATGTTTAATGGAACAGCTGGTACAGGTAAAACCACCGTAGCTCGAGCATTGTGTAGTGAACTTAGTCTTGACTATATTGTAGTGAATGGTTCTGAAGAAGGAAACATTGATACACTACGTGGTAAGATTAAACAGTTTGCATCTTCGGTTTCATTGCAAGGTGGGTATAAGGTAGTAATTCTGGATGAAGCAGATTATCTTAATCCTCAATCAACCCAACCTGCCTTGCGTGGATTTATTGAAGAGTTTTCAAACAATTGTAGGTTTATCCTAACGTGTAACTTTAAGAATCGTATCATTGAACCACTGCATTCTAGGTGCTCAGTATATGACTTTAGTATTCCTAAAGAACACAAAGCAGGTATTGCTCATAAGTTCTTTGTTAGATTGCAAGGTATCTTAAAAGATGAGTCAATTGAAGCTGAACCTGCAGTTGTTGCTAGTATTATCAATAAGCACTTTCCAGATTTCCGTAGAGTACTTGGTGAATGCCAACGTTACAGCGTCTCTGGTAAGATTGAAGCATCTTCAGTTACTTTAATTCAAGATCAAAGTGAATTAACCAATCATCTTAAAAACAAAGACTTTAAGCGTATGAGATCATGGGTTGCTAATAACATTGATGTTGAACCACAACAAATCTTTAGAATGATTTATGATAATATGGCCACTATGGCTAAGCCACATTCTATTCCACAACTAGTTCTTATTCTTGCTGACTATCAGTATAAGAATGCATTTGTAGCAGACCATGAATTAAACATGGTAGCATGCATGACGGAGCTAATGGCCAATGTCGAGTTTGCTTAGTACGATGTGGAGAATATGGGCTAAAACAATTGGTAGCAAGATTGGTGATACAAGAGAAAGTGATATTGCTGCTATTTTAAGAACAGTTTGGGTTATAACTCACCTTGTGGCATGCTTTTTTATTATTGCACACAATGGTATAAAATTAGGATGGTTTTAATATGAATCCGTTTGAATATTTAAATGCTATCAACAACACCAAAAAAGATCTTATGGTGGATGAAGAAGCTGAAAAGAAATACAATGCTTTTATGGTCAATAGAGGTTTATCATACTTTTATGATACAGCTTTGTTGGCTAATGAAATGAATCGTAACCATCACCTGGATAATCGCCTCCAATTCGATTTTCTTATAAATACAATTAGGAAACAAAAGCGTTTTAGCAAGTGGTTGAAAGCCGATAAGACTGAGTCATTAGAAGCAGTCAAAGAATATTATGGTTATAGCAATGAAAAAGCTCGCCAAGCTCTCACCTTACTAAACGATGAACAGATTAATGTATTGAAACAAAAGGTGAATAAAGGTGGAAGATCAAAATAACGAAGTACAGGAGTGGACACCAGCTATGATGCTGGAAGTCATCCTTAATGAACCAGATGATTTTCTTAAAGTACGTGAAACATTAACTCGTATTGGAGTTGCATCCCGCAAAGACAATATGCTATATCAATCTTGTCATATACTACACAAACAAGGTAGGTATTTTATCACGCACTTCAAAGAATTATTTTTACTAGATGGCAAACCATCTAGTCTTATGGAAAATGATATTGAACGTAGAAACACAGTTGCAACGTTACTGTCGGACTGGGGTTTAATTACAATTGTCAATAGCGAGCAAGTTAAAGATAAAGCACCGCTAAGACAAATCAAAATCATTTCTTATAAGGATAAGGATTCGTGGTCACTATGTCCCAAGTATAATATTGGAACAAATAAGTAACCATTGAATTGCAAGTACTGTATGTACTTGTATAAATAACTATGGATGCCACGCAAGTGGGTCTTTAATATAACCTTGCTTAAGTCATAGGAGGTAACACATGACAGGTAATTTCGCATATCCACGAAACGCATTTTTAGGTTTCGATCACATCTTTGATAGGCTAGAACAAGTTCACGCCCACGCAAAGGATACTTATCCCCCACATAATGTCGTTAAACTCGATAATATGAACTACATTGTAGAACTAGCAGTTGCTGGTTTTAATGAAGAACATATTGATATCGCTGTGGAAGACCATGTGCTTACTATTAAAGGAGATCGTCCAGCTCGGAGATCGCCGGAAGAGTATGTACACAAAGGGATTAGTGCTCGAAAGTTCAATAAATCGTATCGCCTTAGCGAATACACAGAAGTCACTGGTGCAGACATGAAGGATGGAATACTAGCAGTAAAGTTAGAAGTAGTCCTACCTGAAGAGAAGCGACCTCGTAAAATCAAAATCAATTCTAATTACGAGGACAGTAATAATGACAGCAATAGCACTACAGGGACTGAATTTCTCAGGGAAGATACTTGAGAAGTTAGTCAATTCAATTAAAGCTTCTTTAAGAAGTATTATGATAGGTTGGATGGTTGGCCGCCAAAGGCAAGCTAATCGTTTAATTGCAGAACAACTCATTTGCGAATATCGTGAGGTTGGCCACACAGTGGAATCACTAACTCACGAGCTAAACGTTAAGACATTATCGGACTACAAGAAATGGTAGACATGATAAAGAAATGGTGGAAGAACACCAAAATGAGTCCAATTGAAAAATACTTATCAGAATCTTCTAATTTAGCAGATTTGGAAAGACGACAGCGCCAACTACAAATCAAGAATTTCAAACTATGAAATCATTCATGGAAAGTATTCTTAAGTCATTTGAAGCTCAGAGACTTGCAAATGCAGGTAAATATGATGAAGCAAAAAGACTAATGATAGGTAGATAAATATCTTTGAGAGCCGCTTCGGTGGCTCTCATTCTTTTATAACATGGGAGTCTATATTATGGACAATATCAAAATCGTACGCCTAATCACAGGCGAAGAGCTAATCTGCTCAGTTAAGGTTTCATCTACAGGTTACACTCTTAAAGATGTAGCAATCTTAATACCAACACAAAGTAATCAACTTGGCTTAGCTCCATTCATGGCATATTCAGATGCTAAAGATGGAATTGAAACACATTCTAAGAACGTTATGTTTGTTGTAGAACCAGTTGCTGAGCTTAAACAACAGTATCAGACAATGTTTTCAAAAATCATTACACCAAATAAATTGATAGTTTAGTAAAATAATCCTTTACATTTGCTACAAAATGTGTTATAATATACTTACATTATGGAGGTTTGACTTTGAAATTTTATACATCTATCAATCGATACGGTAATCAGCTCTTATATCGCGGCTATGAAAACAATCAGCCCGTTATGCAAAAGATCAAATACGAACCAACGCTTTACGTCAAGTCTCAAAAGCCTGAGACTGGTATTACTAGTCTTGATGGTGTGGTAATTGAACCACGTCTGTTCGATACTATGCGTAATGCCCGTGACTTTGTAAAGACTTATGAAGACGTAGATAGTTTTAATATCTATGGTTCCACAAACTATGTTAACTCATATATTGCTGAAACTTGGCAAGATGATGTAGAGTTTGACCGTGATCGTATCAATATTACTTCAATTGATATCGAAGTTCAATCTGATAACGGGTTTCCAGAACCTGATCAAGCTGCACAGCCTATTATCTCTATTGCTTGTAAAAACAATATTGACAATATCTATTTTGTCTGGGGTTTTGGCGATTATGATATTTCAAAATCTATCATGCAAGATTGTGAAGTTGTCTATCGTAAGATGGATAATGAAATACATTTGCTATCTGAATTTCTTAAATGGTGGAACTCACCAGCTCACTGTCCAGACGTAATCACTGGCTGGAACGTACGTGGCTTTGATGTTCCATACATGGTCAATCGTATTACTAAGATTCTTGGTGAAGGACAAGCTAATCGCCTTTCGCCTTGGGATCATGTCAATGAACGTACTATGAAGTTCAAAGGTCGTGATCTTACTACTTATGAATTATATGGTATTGTCACACTTGACTATATGGATATGTTCAAAAAGTTTGGTTATGCGTATGGCCCACAAGAATCGTATTCGCTTAATCACATCTCACACGTAGTCTTAGGTGAAAACAAACTGTCTTATGAAGAACACTCTTCTTTGCATGGTTTGTATAAAGCTGACTTTCAAAAGTTCATAGACTACAATATCAAAGATGTTGAGTTGGTTGATCGCTTAGAAGATAAGATGGGTCTTATTACTTTGGTAATGACCATTGCTTATAAAGCTGGTATTAACTATATGGATGCATTTGGTACTACATCGATGTGGGATACTATTATCTATCGTACTCTTGCTAAAAAGAATGTATTTCCAAATATCCAAAAGATTCCTGGTAATATTGACTATGTAAAAGCTGGTAGTGTAGAAGGTTCTGTTACTCATGACACAACCAATGGAATACGCAATGGTGAAAAGAAAGATGCAGGTTTTGCTGGCGGTTATGTTAAAGCACCACAAGTTGGTTTGCATGATTGGGTAGTATCATTTGACTTAAATTCACTATATCCTAATCTAATTGTTCAATGGAACATGTCTCCTGAAACTATTATTTCTGGTACCACACTTGGTGTGACACCTGATACTTGTCTTGGTGGATACAATACTGAAAACCCAGACAAATCTACATCTATGGCTGCCAATGGTGTTCACTTTAAGAAAGATACCGTTGGTGTTCTACCTTCTTTGATTATCGATTATTATGCTGAACGTCGTATCATTAAAGATAAAATGCTTGCTGCCCAACAAGAACGTCAGGGTATTGATCCTAGTCAAAAACAAGAAATCTATCGTATTGAACGTGACATGAATCGATTTGAAAATCAGCAAATGGCTATTAAGATTATGATGAATAGTCTATATGGTGCACTTGGTAACAAATGGTTTCGTTACAATGATATCTCTATGGCTGAAGCTATTACGTTATCAGGTCAAATGGCTATTCGTTGGGCTGAAAAGACAGTCAATAAACATATGAACAATCTACTTGGAACTGACAAAGACTATGTTATTGCAATCGATACTGATTCATTATATGTTAACTTTGGTCCATTAGTCAAAAAACTAAATCCAAAAGATCCAGTTGCTTTTCTTGATAAGATTTGCTCTGAAAACTTTGAAGCTGTTATCAAAAAGTCTTATGCTAAAATGTTTGATCAAATGGACTGTGCTCGTCCTCGTATGGAAATGGGCCGTGAGGTTATTGCTGATGTCGGTATCTGGACAGCTAAAAAGCGTTACATTCTAA